TACTGGATTGACGTGACCGTGACGCTCGTTCCCGTCTTGCCGCCAACGGTGTAGGTCACAGCGGTCTTGTTGTCGGAGAACGTTGTCGTGGTGCGCGTCCATGCGTACTGCGTTGCGGTCGGTGCCTGCGGTGTGGTCTGCCATGTTCCCGTGGGAATGGTCGTGCCGCTCGTTGAGAGCTGGTAGGCGTAGGCGGTCGATTTGACCGTGACGCTGGTGCCATCGGTGCCATTCGTTCCGTTGGTTCCGTTGGTTCCGTTGGTGCCCTGCCGTGCGACAGAGTATGCCTTGGAGCCGTCCGAATAGGTCACGCGCGTCCAGAGGTAGGCACCTTCCGCGACAGTGACTGGGCTGGTCGACCAGCTGCCAGTCGGCGCGGTGGTTGCAGACGTGCCAGCCTGGTATTCGGTCTTAGAGACGGAGATTGAAGAGCCGTTCGTGCCGTCAGTACCGACATAGCTCTTCGTGATCGCGCTATCGCCGTTGGAGTAGGTTGTCTTGACCCAGAGCCAGCTCCCCTTCGTGAGAGAGCTGGGTGCAGACGTGCTCCACGAGCTCGGCTGGGTGCTCGCGCTGGTCGAAGTCCCGTATTCGATTTTCGTCACGGTGACGGAGGTTCCATCAGCACCCTTCTCGCCTTGAATGCCTTGAGGGCCTTGCGGGCCAGTAGCGCCGTCTTGGCCGTTGGTGAGCGTGACCGTATCGCCGTTGACCGTGATGTTAGCTCCGGTCGAAGTCTGCTCCACGCTCACGTCAACATCGGTGAGGAAGTCATCGGGTGCATGCCCGCCGATGGTGGAGCTCGAGCTGATGACGAAATCGCCCGTGTTGAGATTCCAGTAAGATTGACCGCCACGGATGACGCCAGCCGTGATCTCGTCTGCCGTGAAGCCCTCGCCCGTGCCGAACGTGCGCCAGTTCCATGAGCCGTCTGCATTGAGCGAGCTGGCGAGTCGGAAACCCATGCCGTTGATGTTTATCGCCCAGCCGCCGCTCTGCGTGGCGTGGCCGTTCTCATCGAGCGGCACGGAAGACCAGATCTCGCCCTGCTCGAAGCTCGAATAGTGATAGGTGCCAGCCGCGTTGTACTGCGAGTTGAGCGAAGAGATGAGCTGGTCTAGCCATCCAGAGGATGGGTTGACAACGTTCTCAACTCCTGCGGTGCGCTCGGTGAGGTATCCCACCTGCTCGCGCATGCCCGCCCACGAGCCAGCGAGAACGTCTGTGAGCGTCCCGAACGTCACAGACGTGTCGTTGGTCAGAAGGTCTCTCTCAAGGCGGGAGATGCGCCCGTGGAGCCTCAAGCCCTCATCGGAGAAACGCTTGTCCACGATGGTCACGGTATCGCCGAGAGCGACCTCTTCCCACTCGCGCCCGAATGCGGCAAGGTCGATAACGTCTGCCTCGTAGGTGACGCTCGGCTCTTTGACGCGCTGCAGGTAGGCGATTGCCTCTTCCTTGAGCGTGGCGGGGTCTTCGCATTCCTCATCGATGAAGACGCCGATGGCTGGCATGAGGTTGCCGCTTGCATCGTAGCGTCCCCAGATGGCGGTCGCTGCGGTGTCCTCGACGTAGGGGATGCCGCCGTTGACGTCCGCAATGCCGATGCGCCGACCGTAGGTGCCGCTGTCATCCAGCTCTTCTCCCCTGCCGTATGCGTAGATGCGGGTCTTGGGGTTGTCGCTGTTGACGCGCCTGTGAATCGAGAGCAGGTCTTTCGTGTAGGTGAAGCGTTTGGCGCTCGATTGGTTGCCGCGTGCGGCCACGATGGCTGCGGAGCGGCCAGTGACCTTGGTGCCGTCGCTCGTGATCGTGGTCACGAGCTCGCCGCCCCACGTCTCAACGATGCCCTGCAGGGATTCGCGCACGCTCTTGTGGTAGAACGTGCGGTAGGCGCTGCCAGCCTGTGTGCATGTGCCTGCAGACCAGCGGGACGATGCGAGCACGCGCTCCATGGCAACCTGCACGGAGCCGTTCGGCCTTACCTCGTCAACCCAGTCATCCCATGTCTCGGCAATCGAGTTGATGCAGAGCGCGGTGGTGTAGACCGTCCCATCCTCGTCGCGCCAACGCTCGGGAACGTCAACGATGTGCTCGCGCCAATTGCCCTGCTGGTCGCGCCATACGAGGTAATCGCCCTTCGACAAGTCTTCCTTGCACGTGACGGTCAGCTCGTCGGTGCCGTCCAAATCCTCGACATGGCGTGCATCGGTGATGTGGAGCGTGCCGAGATTAGCGCCGAAGCGCGTGAAACGAGTGATGATTAGAGCCATCTTTCCCGCCATTCGACTGTCGTGGATGAAGAGCCCGTGACTCGGAGCTTCGTGGTTCCCTCGATTGAGAAGAAGTCGGATGCGACCGCAACGCCCGCCGTGGTGCCGCCGATGGTAACGCGCTCGTTCTCCATGTCGCATACGAGCACGCCGCCAGCCGACAGAGCAGCGCCGAACGATTCCGAATTGACCTCGACGTATTCGGCGGTGGTGACGTTGGTGATGCGCCACGTGCCGCCAGAGAGCGTGGTGGTGATCGTGGGTCTCGATTCCCACGTGCCGCCGACCGTGATATCGGTGGCGTAGTTGTTGCGCAGCGAGACGGAGTGCGCCGCGCCGTAGGCTATCGGGTCGCAAACCTTGAAGTTGACCATGCAGCCCGGCAAACCGTTCACGACAGCGCCTAGGTCGGTGATGCCGCTCACGACCGCAAGATGGTAGCGGTCGGGGTCATCGGGAAGGTAGAGCGGCGCGGGCTCTTCCGTCCACAGGAGCGCCGCCAGCGTGTGCCGGAGGTTGGCAACCATCTCGCGGTCTTCCGTGCGGAGCCACATCTCGACGGGAATCTCGTAGGCGTCCATCCTGGCACGCTTGAAGACCTCGCCATGCCGCCCGCCCACGGCCTGCGATACGACCGTGATGGGCGGCATGATGGGCCTGTGCGGCCTTACCATGACGTGCTGCGAGAGGTCTGTGCCGTTGAAGATGACCTGGTTAGGCATATGCACCGACCTTTCCGCGCTGCTTGAGCGTCGACTGGACTCCGCGCCCGATTTCCTGCCCGATCTCGTAGGCGCTCGCACGTCCCGTGATGTTGGCGTTGACGTTCACGTTCACGGCCAAGCTGCCAGCGCCGCCCGCATTCCTTACAGCCGCCTCGACAACGTTTCTGAGCTGCGACTCCGTGTTGAGGTATTCGCGCTCGTACTTGTTATCGCCGACGCCGATGAGCTGCGGATGGTTCGGGTCGAACACGCCGTTGCCCTTGGCGTACCAGCTGATGCCGTCGAAGTGCGGCAGCGAGAGGATGCCGCCGATGCTCTGCATGTGCCAGTTGAAGTGCGGCAGCGGGATATGCGGCCACGAAATGTGGAAGTTGAACGCGCCCTTGATGCGGTCGATTGCGCCCGTGACAGCATCCTTCGCAGCGTTGATCTTGTCTCTGATGGTGTTGCGGATGGAGTCGAACACTCCCGCGATCTTTGAGGAAAGCCCGGGGAAGCCGAGCGCCGCGCCGATGCTGTCAACGATGCCCGTGACGGCAGACTTGAGAGCGTCCATGCGCTCGCCCACGCGCGTCTTGATGGTGTCGAAGCACGCGATGGCCTCGGCCTGCGCTGTAGACCAATCGCCGCTCATTGCAGCTTGCAGCGCCGAGCTCGCGTGAGAGCCCGCTTCCTGCGCAGCGGCCATATCGTCGCTGATGGTCTGCTTGATGGCGTCGAAGTGCTCGGTCGCTGCCGTCTGCAATCCCGTCCACGTCTCGCCGATGGCGGTCTTCGCCGTGTCGACAGCCGTGGTGACGTTAGACCAGATGCCAGACCAGAACTCGGGAACACCCGCGAAGAAGTCTTGGACGGCCTGCCACTTCTCGCTAATCCAGGAAGTGAAGTCGGCCCACAGCTCCTTGCCAATCTCCGTCTGCGTGAAGAACCACGTAAGACCAGCCGCAGCCGCAGCGACAACCGTGACGCCTAGCGCGATTGGATTAGCCGCCAAGATGCCCGTGAAGGAAGTCCATCCCGTGGCGAGCCCCTTGAATGCGGAGCCGATTTGCCCTGCAGCGCCGAGCAGCTTGCCGAAGCCCATAACGAGACCGCCGACAGCGCCGACAGCGAGAACGGCCTTGGCTGCAAATTCCTTCTGCTCGGGAGTGAGCGCCGCGAATGCGTCCTTGGCGTCGCGCACGAATCCAGCAAGGTCGCTGAGAATGGGCGCCAGCACTTCGCCGATCTCGCCGCCAAGCTCCGCTCCTGCAGCCTGCAGCTCCTTCATTGCGACCTTCGACTGGTCGATGCCGTCAGAGGTCTCGGCGAAGGTGGAATCGACCACGCCGCCGAAATCCTCGAGCGTCTGTCCCAGGTCATCGAAGTTCACGCGGCCAGCCTTGGCAGCGTCGATGAACGTCATAGCCGACCTGCTGCCGAAGAGTTCGATGGCCTCCTGCGTGGCTTCCGCAGCCGTTGCGGGGTCCTGCAGGCGCCTGGTGAGGTCGGAGAGCATATCGCTCAAATCCTCGCCCGATTCCGCGCACTTGGCAGCTGCTTTCTTAAGGCCTGCCAGCATCTGGTCTACGGGAACGCCTGCCGCCTCGAATCTGCCGAGCATGACGACAGCATCGTCGATGTCAAGGCCGAGCTCTCGGAAGGTCGCGCCGTTGGCAACGAGCGAGTTGAGCAGGTAGTCTGCGGAGATGCCCGTGTCTTGAGCCGTCCGCGAGACCACGCCGAGCACTTCATTCGTATGGCTGCTGTCGACGCCGAACGCCGTCATGGCCTTGGAAACGTCCTGCACCGCTGAGAC